TCCGTTGAGACTGAAAGAAACATACTTATATTAGAAAAATTGTTTCAACTAAAATTGACTCAAAACTCGTTACCAATTCTTTATACTTATGACTCAATTTTATTTGATGTCCATGAAGATGATGGTATTGACTATATCAAAAAGATAAAGGCAGTTATGGAGTCGGATGGGTTTCCCACCGAAGTGGAGGTTGGTGACAATTATGGCAATATGGTAAAGCTTGTAATTTAACTATTTATATTTATGAAAAAACTCCTCATTGAACGTATTTCAAAAAAATGGTGGAATGAAGTCGGATACGAACTTTACAGCAATCCGTTGAGCGAAAGGTCAATTGCTGGGTTATATTCAATTTTATTAGAAGAATTTGATGAAAAGCAAGCTAAAGAAATAGCATTGGCTATTTTAGAAGGTGGTAGTCCAACTGATTCTAAAAAAGAAGAAGCTCCTGCCGAAAAAGAACTTGAAGACGACATGATGGGAATGATGACTCAACTTGAAAAAGATAAGTTACATAACAAAGAAAAAAACCTTGATGAGGATAGTTGGGTAAAAAACAAAAAGTCGGGTAACATATACACGGTTAAAAAACCAAATCCTGAAACCCACGTTGCACCAAGTAAAGATGAAATTGAAAAGGCCCAAAAAGAAAAACAAGATAAGCCGGAAGGTGAAGTAAAACAATTTCCATCAGCAACTGTAAAGTCAGAACAAGCTAAATTAAATAAAGTAGATGAGTTATTGGCTGGTCAAGATGAAAACACTTTACAAAGAGCTGAAGTTTTAAAACAAAATTGGGACCAATTTGTAAATGCAAAAACTCGTGAAGAACGAGTTCAAGCTGTTCGTGAGTTGGCTGACAATAATTTAATTGAAGGACACGCTGGTGGTAAGAAGATTTATCTATCACCAAACAGCGCTTTACCTTACAAGCACCTCACAGGTGCAAGTGGAACATCCGTAAGTGAAGAAATGAACAAAATCATTCAAGAAGAAGGTATTGATGTCCCTATGAGAGGTGGCGCCAAAGACCGAGCTCTGGCTGATATGAGTGGTAAACACAACGAGTCAGGTGTTGTATCATATTTGTTCCCATCGGATGAAAACAAAGCTGCATATGAGTCTACTCAAAAAACTCTAAAAGATTTGGGTGGTGATGAGGCTAAATTTGACGCAATCAACAAAAAGGCTGCTGATATAATGAAAGCGTCATTACCAGAGGGCTCACAAATTACAGGTGCTCAACAAGTGGGTGGTGTGGGTAAAACTGCATTGGCTAAATTGGGTATTGACCCAAAAGTAGACCCAACGGATTTGATTATTCAGTATAAAGACAAAGATGGAAACGACCAAATTATGAAGATTTCCGCAAAAACATATACTGACCCTAAAAACATCACAATGAAAAACGCAGGCGTTAATAACGCTGGGGCTACATACTTGGGTGAAATTGGTAAAGACCTTGATGCTAAAGTTGGTGAGTTAAGAAAGAAGTATGCTTGGAATGATAGTATGTCAGACCAAGAAAAGGCTGAACAAAAGAAAAACTTAAAACAAGCATACCTTGGTGAGTTCTCATCCAAAATGGAAGAACTATCAAAGAGTAAAGAAGGTCAGCAAAAATTAACTGATATGTGGAAGGATGTTCACGGATGTGGTCAGAATGTTCACACGCAGGTAATTAATAAAAAAACAGGCGATGTCCAAATGAAATCACCTGACCATTATTGTAATCCAACACCACCATTTGGAGTAAAATTCGATGGTGTAAAACTTGTAATCAATATGGGTGGTAAAGATAAATCATTCTTACAAGTAGATATGAAAACTGAAGATAAGGGTTCGCCCAAAATACTATTTAGACATAGAACAAAATAATTACGGAGAAATGAGTGAAAACACAATTGTTATGCACCTTTACAAATGAAGAATCATTTGAATCAATTATTGAAAAGGTATTTAAATACGAACTTTTTAGTCGTAAAATTTTTATTTTAAAATTAGAACCTTCTAACGAATTGGTTGTGAGTTATAATATTGTTGCTAATAATAGTCATCAATTTCTTCCTGAAACTATTATGGTTCATAGAAAAAAAGAATCAAACACCATGTATACAATCAACGCTTTAAATTCTTTGATTAGTTCATTAAATGGTGGGATTGTGGATAAAGAATATCAGATAAATTGGAACCAGTATCAAAATACGCTTATTCTAACCAATGGAAACGGATATAAAATTATGAAAACATCTTTATTTAAAATTGTTGATGTCAATAAATAATTTTACATATTTATACAAGTGGGTAATACCACAAAACTAAAAATTAAAAAATTTTTGAAATACATTTGGAATTGTCACCCAGATGTTGTATATTAGTGACAAGTTTAACAATTAACAATTAAAAAAAAGAAAACTATGGCTATTGACTTAAACGCAATTCGCAATCGTCTGAATACTCTTCAGACAAAAGTAACAAAGACTGACAATTTGTGGAAACCCACTCCGGGTAAGCAGCAAGTAAGGATTATTCCTTATGTCCACAATCCCAACAACCCATTTATTGAACTTTACTTCCATTTTGACTTTGGTGGTAAAAACATCATCTCTCCAATATCTTTTGGTGAGGCTGACCCACTTGTGGAGTTTGCTGAAAAGTTGAAGGCAACTGGTAATCGTGATGATTACCAACTATCTCGTCAATTGACACCAAAAATGCGCACCTATGTTCCTATCTTGGTTCGTGGTGAAGAATCTGAAGGTGTTAAATTTTGGGGGTTTGGTAAAAATGTTTATCAAGAACTTCTTGGGTTTTTTGCTGATCCTGATTATGGTGATTTAACTGACCCAGTAGGTGGTCGTGACATCACAGTAGAATTTAAAACTGCTGCTGAAGTTGGCAAATCTTATCCTGAAACTTACATTCGTGTAAAACCAAGTCAAACCTCTATTTCAGAGGACAAAAATATTTTGAACTTGACAAAGGAACAAATTGATTTGTCTACAATGTTTAAACGTGCTTCCTATGATGAAATGCAAGGTATGTTAGAGCAATGGTTGGAAACTGGTAAAGTAGAAGATTCTAAAGAAGTATCTACCGCCGACACCACCGTTGTTACAACCACCTCATCTCCTGGCGCAAGTGTGAAAGACGCGTTCGAAGACCTTTTCAACGATAATTAAAATTTATGGCTAAGAAAGTAGAATCATCTCGCGATGAACTATCTTCCATTCTGGCTAATAATCTCAACAAGAAATTCAAAACTGCCCATAAGGTAGCGTTTTTCTTGGATGGGTCGGAACAAACACCCACCGATTTGGATGAATGGGTATCTACCGGCTCCCCAATGTTAGACCTCGCAATTGCAAACCGCCCCAATGGCGGTTTGCCTGTGGGTCGTATCACGGAGATTACAGGCTTAGAAGGAAGTGGTAAATCATTACTCGCAGCTCACGCTATTGCTGACACGCAAAAGAAAGGTGGCTTTGGAGTTTACATTGACACCGAAAACGCAATGAATCAGGACTTTCTGATGGCCATCGGCGTTGACATTAAAAAGATGTTATATGTTCCATTGGAAACTGTGGAAGACATCTTTGAAGCAATTGACTCTATTATTGAGTCAATCCGCACCGCTGAAGGTGATAAAAAGAAATTAGTTACTATTGTGGTTGATTCCGTTGCGGGCGCATCTACAAAAGTTGAGATTTCTGCTGATTATGACCAAGCTGGTTATGCTACTCAAAAAGCAATTATTATCTCTAAGGCAATGCGGAAAGTTACAAACTTAATTGGCCGCGAACGAATTTGTCTTATCTTTACAAACCAACTTCGTACCCGTATGGGTGTATCTTTTGGAGACCCGTGGACTACAAGTGGCGGTAAAGCAATTGCATTCCACTCATCATGTCGTATTCGATTGAAACAAATGGGTCAATTAAAATCAAAAATTGGTGGTGTAGAGCAAGTAGTAGGTATTAAGACGCGTGCTCAAGTTATTAAAAATCGTATGGGGCCGCCGCTCCGTTCTATTGATTATGATATCTATTTTGATAGTGGTATTGATAATTATGGTTCTTGGTTGGAAATGATGAAGACCTACAAACTTGTAAGTCAGAGTGGGGCTTGGTATACTTATGTAGATGTTGAAACTGGTGAAGAAATTAAATTTCAAGCCAAAAATTTTGAAGAGATTTTATTAAATCGACCCGAAATGAAAGAAACTATCTATAACGACATTTGTAAAACATATATTATGTCTTATAAAGAATCAAGTGCTGAATCAAACATTGATAATGTTGAATTAACTGATTTTGATGATTAATAGGTATAAGGAACTCCTTAAAGAGGTAAAAAAAGAACATACCGAAATTCGAAATGAAGAACTTAATGACCATGTTCTAATTGTAGATGGATTAAATCAATTCATTCGTGTTTTTGGGGCAGTTCCAGCCTTAAATGATGATGGTGAACATTGTGGTGGTGTGACAGGATTTTTACTGTCCACCGCCGCAACTATCAGAACATTAAAACCAACTCGTGTTATTATAGTATTTGATGGTAAGGGTGGGTCTAATCGTAGAAAAAGTTATTATAAGGAATATAAAGAAGGTAGAACTGGTTTAACTAAAATTAACCGATTAGCTGGTTATGAGGATTTAGAAGACCAACAAGAATCAATGAAAAAGCAATTTGCTAGATTAATTGAATATCTTAAAGTGTTACCAATATCTCTTACTTATATTGATTATGTAGAGGCTGACGATATTATTGCATATCTTGCTAATCATTATTTTAAAAAAGAAGTTACAATTGTTTCATCTGATAAAGACTTTCTTCAGTTGGTAAACCCTCGTATTAAAGTGTGGGCAACTACAAAAAAGAAAATGTATGATGAATCGCTTGTAAAAGAAGAATATGGTGTAATCCCACAAAATCTTGTTTTCTATCGTGTTATTACAGGCGATAAGTCTGATAATATTGATGGGGTTCGTGGTATTGGAGAAAAAACAATTCATAGTAAAATGTCATTTTTGAATGAAGGTGAGTTTGATTTAGATACGTTTATGTCTAAAATTAAAACAGAATGTGATTCTAAATTGTCTCAAAAGTTAATTGAAAATTCTAAAACTATTGAAATAAATTATAGATTGATGCAATTAAAAAATCCCGAAATATCATCATCCATTACTTCAAATATAAGAACTCTTATGGATTCTCACCGACCTCAATTGGATTTGGTAGAATTTAAAAAAATGTTCATGTATGACAAACTTTATACTACGTTTGCTAATGTTGATTCGTGGCTACGAAACTCATTTACATCTTTAGAAAATAATTTAAAAACGCATTTTGATATCTTAAAATAAAGTTGTATATTTGTAGTCATATGGAAAAGTTCGGAAGTAAATTCAATACCACATTTCAACACAAAGTAATATCTGCGTTAATATCAGATAAGCCATTTACACGGCAAGTCTATGATATTATTAAGCCAGAATATTTTGACTCCGAAGCATCGGAGTGGTTGGTTAAATCAGTTCTTCAGTATTTTGACCAATATGAAAAAATGCCGACATTAGATGTCCTCAAAGTTAAAATTAATAGTATTGACCGTGATGTTCTTAAAACTTCCGTAATTGACACTCTTAAATACGCGTGGAATCACCTTGAAAGTGACGATTTACAATATGTAAAAGAACAAGTTCTTGACTTTTGTAAAAATCAATCAATTAAAAACGCAATTCTTGATTCGGTAACACTTTTAGAGGATGGTAAGTATGATGTAATTAAAAAGAAGATTGATGCTGCTATGAAATCTGGCCAAGATTCGGATTTAGGGCATGAATACAAAACCATGATTACCGAGCGATATGAAGATTCAGTTCGTAATGTAGTTTCAACTGGTTGGGATGTTATTGATGAAGCAACGCAGGGTGGGTTTGGTAAAGGTGAATTAGTTTTGTTTGCAGCTCCACCGGGTATTGGTAAATCATGGTCTTTAATCAATATTGGAGTTGCCGCGATGAAACAAGGTAAAATTGTAGCTCATTACACTTTAGAATTAAATGATGGATATGTGGGTCAACGTTATGATGCTGTTTTAAGTGGTATCGCGGTCGCTAATTTAAAATACAATATGGATGATGTTAAAAAGTCAATTCAAGGAGTAAAAGGTGACCTTATTATAAAACACTATCCAACGAAAACCGCAGGTGTTACTTCTTTAAAAGCGCATATGGACAAAATGATTTTACAAGGTAAAAAGCCGGATGTTGTAATTGTTGATTATGCTGATTTGTTACGAGGACCTGCAAAAGAAAAAAGACACGAAGAGTTAGAAGAAATTATTGAAGACCTTCGTGGTATGGCTGGTGAATACGAAGTACCTGTTTATACCGCATCTCAAATTAATCGTAGTGGCGCAGAAGATGATGTTATTACAGGTGTAAAGATTGCAGGTTCATTTTCTAAAATGATGACCGCTGACTTTGTTGTATCACTTTCTCGTAAAATTGAAGATAAACTTGCTGGAACTGGCCGATGGCACGTTATAAAAAATCGGTTTGGCCCCGATGGTATGACATTTCCATCTAAAGCAAACTTTTCAACTGGTCAAATTCACATATATAACGATGATTCCATTAATGGTATACAAACGAAAAAAGACATGAAAAGTGGGGAGAGTTTAGTAAGAAAAGAACTTGCTCAAAAATATAAAGAAATGAAGGGGGACATTGGATTTTAATTTAAATTTACAATATCTATAATCACCTATTTTCAATTTATGTCTAACAATTTACAGGAAAAACTATATGTCCCTATTTGATAATCGCATCCCATTTAAACCTTTTGAATACCCAGAATACTATACCGAAGGTTGGTTAAAACAAGCTCAAGCATTCTGGCTCCATACTGAAATACCAATGCAAGGGGATATTAAAGATTGGAATGAAAATTTGTCAATATCTGAAAAAAACTTAGTTGGTAATATTCTTTTGGGATTTGCTCAAACTGAATGTGCAGTTTCAGACTATTGGACTACAATGGTTACAAATTGGTTTCCTAAACACGAAATCAAACACATGGCTATGATGTTTGGTTCACAAGAAACTATTCACGCTACAGCGTATTCATATCTAAACGAGTCATTGGGTTTAGATGATTTTAACGCATTTTTACATGAACCTGCGACCGCAGAAAGATTCGAACACCTAGCAGGTGTATCTAACAATTACACATACGAAGACTTAACATGGAGTGATGAAGCTCGAACCGAAGTGGCTCGTTCACTCGCTATTTTTTCCGCATTCGCAGAAGGTGTTGCTTTGTATTCATCGTTTGCAGTTCTCTATTCTTTTCAAATGAGAAATCTTTTAAAAGGTATTGGCCAACAAATGAAATGGTCTGTTCGTGATGAATCTCTACACTCAAAAATGGGATGTCAACTTTTCAGACATATGTGTGACGAATATCCAGATTTAAAAGTAAAAGCTAAATCAGCTGTTGAAGAAGCAGCACAAATTATGTTGGACTTGGAACTCAATTACATTGATAAAATGTTTGAAATGGGTGACCTTGAAAACTTAAAAAAAGACGACCTTAAAAACTTCATCAAACGAAGAGTTAATGAAAAGTATAACGAATTGGGGTATGATGGAAAATTATTTGATTTTGATGTAGAATCAGCTAACGAATTGGGTTGGTTCTATCATTTAACCGGTGGAACAACACATACTGATTTTTTCGCAGTTAGACCTACTGATTATAGTAAGGCTGGCGAAGGTGAAGATTGGGAAAATATATTTTAATAAATTATGGCAAAAAATTATGGAGAAGACCTTGGGTGGGAAATCGGAGTCGATTTTCCAGTTTGGGGCAACACGGAAATTTATACTAAAACTATTTCTAAAGGATACCTTTTGGCAGGAGAAACGCCTAAAGATGCTTATTGGAGAGTTTCAACCGCAGTCGCTAGGAGATTAGGAAAACCACATCTTGCTAGTAAGTTTTTTGATTATATATGGAGAGGTTGGCTTAACCTTGCTACTCCTGTATTATCAAACACGGGTACTGATAGAGGTTTACCAATATCATGTTTTGGTATTGATGTTGGTGATTCTATTCAAGAGATTGGAACAAAAAACCTTGAAATGATGCTACTTGCCAAACATGGTGGTGGTGTTGGTATTGGCATCAATATGATTAGAGCGGCTGGTAGTAAAATTACTGGCAATGGCACATCTGATGGTGTGGTTCCATTTGCTAAAATTTATGATTCAACTATTCTTGCCACAAACCAAGGTTCGGTTCGTAGAGGGGCTGCTTCAGTAAATTTAAACATTGACCATGGTGATTTTGACCAATGGATTGAAATTCGTGAACCAAAGGGTGATGTAAACCGACAATCACTTAATCTTCACCAATGTGTTGTTATTGGTGATAAATTTATGAGAAAACTTGAAGAAGGTGACGCTGAAGCAAGGCGGAAGTGGGGTAAGGTTCTTCAAAAAAGAAAAGCTACGGGCGAACCTTATATTATGTTTAAGGGTAATGTAAACAAGACTAATCCTGAAGCTTACAAACAAAACGGATTAAAAGTCTTTATGACCAATATTTGTTCTGAAATCACTCTTCATACGGATGAATCACACTCATTTGTATGTTGTTTGTCTTCAATTAACTTATCTAAATATGACGAGTGGAAAGATACCGACCTTATCTATACTGCAACTTGGTTTTTAGATGGTGTATTAGAAGAATTTATTCAAAGAGCCAAGAATATGAGAGGATTTGAAAATTCAGTTCGTTCTGCTGAAAAGGGTAGAGCACTTGGACTTGGAGTTCTTGGATGGCACACTTATTTACAACAAAAAGGTATGTCATTTGAAGGTCTTCCTGCTCAATTTGAAACTCGTAAGATTTTTTCTCAAATGAAAATTGAAGCTGAAAGAGCATCTCGCGCTATGGCTGAAGAATATGGTGAACCGCTATGGTGTGTTGGAACCGGTATGAGAAACACACACTTAATGGCTATTGCTCCAACGGTATCAAACTCAAAGTTAAGTGGTAATATTAGTCCAGGCATTGAACCATGGGCTGCGAACATATTTACGGAACAAACTGCCAAAGGAACATTTATTCGTAAAAATAATGAATTGGAACGAGTGCTTCGTAAACTTGGAATTAACAACAAAGATACTTGGGAACAAATTCTGGCAGATGGTGGGTCGGTTCAAGGTATTGATGAGTTGGATAATTGGGGGTATTTAAATGGTAAATTAACCAATCGTTCGGAGATGACTGAATCTAATTTTAAAAACAATGAAATTGATTGGGTTAAGAATATTTACAAAACCTTTAAAGAAATCAATCAGTTGGAGTTGGTAAGACAAGCTGGTATTAGACAACAATATGTTGACCAATCAGTTTCGTTAAACTTGGCGTTTCCAACTCAAGCAACTCCAAAGTGGATTAATCAAGTTCACATGGAAGCATGGAAGTTGGGTATTAAAACCCTTTATTATATGAGAACAGAATCAGTTCTTCGTGGTGATATTGCTACAAAAGCTACTGATCCTGATTGTTTAAGTTGTGATGGATAAACAAAAATAAAAAGTTATGAAACAAACAAAAATATGTGTAAATGCAATGGTCGGAAACGAAGAAGCAACAATTACACGAATGTTACAATCAGTTGTAGATTATATTGATTACTATGTAATTCAATGTAATGGTAACGATAATACCAGAAATATCATTGACGAGTTTTTTCAGAGTCGTGGTATTTCTGGCTTTACTTACGAAACTAAATGGGAATATCCAGGTTGGAATCGTGACCACACTTTACAAACTTGTTTAAAAGCAAATCATGGGTGTGATTGGATTCTTCGTATGGATGCTGATGAACAATTACAAGTTGATGTTAATTTTGATTGGTCTATTCTAAATGATACATCGGTTCAATCATGGAATATTGTAGCTGATCCTGGTAACTCATTATATTTCCGAACTTGGATGTGGAATGCAAAACTTCCATGGTATTTTCAACATGATAAGCGACATGAAACAATTTGGTTACCTGATGTTGGCGAAGATTTTCAGAGATTACCATTACCGAAATCATTTAGGCAAATTATTACAAACGATGGTGAAACTTGGTTTGCCCCTATGAAATTTATTACTGATGCTTTAACATTAGAATTGGATAAAGTTCCAAGTAATAAAGTGCTTGAGGATTCATATCATTTATGGTATATCGCGAAGTCATATAATGATGGTTACAATGATGTTAAAAATCTACCATTTGGAGAACATCACGCTAGAGAATACGCCCGTAGATGTATTTTTTATTATGAAATGTATTTAAATCAAAATCACGATTGGTTCAAACAACATCATCCAAAAAAAATGGATGATATGGGATACTATGCTATGATGCTTGTAGCAAATGCATATCAATTTTTAGGTGAGGTTGACAACGCTTTATTTTATTACACAAAAGCTACTGAATTTAATCCATATAGAAATGAACATTACTTATCATTGGTTAATTACTACGAACAACTAGGTCAGTATAGAAATATGTTAAATATTACATCTATTTTAGTAAACCCATCTCGTAAAAACCCTTTTCCTGATTATTCATTTTTAATTGAAAATAACGCATATTGTGATACTGGAAATTTGTGTAATGAATTACACGCTAAAGCACTAAACTATGTCAATAACCTCTAAATACGATTATATTATTGTAGGTTCTGGATTGTTTGGTTCAATATGCGCCCACGAGTTAAATAAACAAGGAAAATCGGTGTTGGTTCTTGAAAAAAGAGACCACATTGGTGGTAATTGTTACACGGAAAATCAAGATGGGGTTCATATTCACAAATATGGACCTCACATTTTCCATACTAACGATAAAGGGATTTGGGAGTATATTAATCAATTTGCTGAATTTAATCAATTTCAGTTAAATCCTGTTGCTAACTATAAAGGTGAAATTTACTCTTTACCATTCAATATGTGGACTTTTAATCAGATGTGGGGGGTTACGACTCCTAATGAAGCACGGCAAAAGATTGAAGAGCAACGATTTAATGGTAAAATTACCAATCTTGAAGAACAAGCTCTTTCATTGGTAGGTAAAGACATCTATGAAAAGTTAATTAAAGGGTATACTGAAAAACAATGGCGAAAGTCTGCTACGGAACTACCAGCCTCAATCATAAAAAGATTGCCAGTAAGATTTACATATGATAACAACTATTTTAACGACAAATATCAAGGTATTCCTATTGGAGGATATACTCAAATATTTGAAAAAATGTTAAAGGGTATTAAGGTCTATACAAATTGTGACTATTTGGAAAACAAAGAGTATTGGGATGACCTAGCTATTAAAGTAATTTATACAGGCCCTATTGACAAGTATTTTAATTATCAATTTGGTGATTTAGAATATAAATCCGTTCGTTGGGATACCATGAAAATTAATACTGACAATTATCAAGGGTGTGCTGTAATGAACTATACTGATAGTGATAATTCATTCACAAGAATTATTGAACACAAATATTTTGATAATCAAAATCAAAAAACAACTTGGGTTAGTATGGAATTTCCACAAGAATATACACGAGGTGTAGAACCATTTTATCCTGTTAATGATGAAAATAACAACACGAAGTATAAAAAATACAAAGAACTGGCTGACAATGACAAAGTTATTTTTGGTGGTAGATTAGCAGAATACAAATACTATGATATGCATCAAGTTGTTGCATCGGCTCTTAAAAAAATAAGTGATTTATGATTGGTATTGATAATAAAGTTTAAAAAAGTGTTGTATAATCCAAAATTATTTCGTATATTAGACTTCTAATAAAAAATAAAAGTTATGGAAAACAAACCAAAAATAGAAATTAATAAAAGAAACGCAGCGTTTGTAGAATTAAAAGATTTTTGTCTATTCTCAATGGCTGAAAGAAAAGATAAAGGCGATTTCTTAGAAGTAACCGAATGGAGTAATGGTGAAGGATATGATATTCACATTGATGATGTTAGTGGTGAAAAGAAATTTCATATTACTTGGGGACAATGGGATGCACTTAAAAAGTGTATTAAAGCAATTGAAAAATCATATAAAAATAAAATTAAAACCCCAATTCATAAACACGACCGATACACTTCAGCTGAAGCAAAAATGATAAAGACAAAATGAAAGACCAATTAAAAAAGCTTGTTGAATTCCATAGCACATTTGGACACACTATCGAAACTTCACCTTGTAGTCAAAGTGATACCATGGGATACTTACGATATAACCTTGGTAAAGAAGAATTAGATGAATATATTCATGCTAATGAAATGGATGACCCAATTGAAATTGCTGACGCCTTAACCGACCAACTTTATATTCTTTTAGGCACGATTGTAGCCCATGGGATGCAAGATATTATTGAAGAATGTTTTGATGAGGTTCATCGTTCTAATATGTCAAAGTTGGGGTTAGATGGTAAGCCAGTCTATCGTGAAGATGGTAAAATATTAAAAGGTCCAAACTATATCAAACCTGATTTGGGTAAGATTGTATACAACGCATGGAATAATGATGCTAGTCAGTTGAAAATAGAATTTAATGAAGAGATTTAAGATGTCGTTAAGAGGAGAATCACACCCACAACATAAACTCACGGAAACCCAAGTAAAGGCAATCCGAAAACTATGGGCTATCGGACACCGAAATATTCGTGTTCTTGCTCATAATAATGGGGTATCTCCTACGAACATCCGTAAAATTGTAAAAGGTGAAACTTGGACTCATATACTTTTTGGAGAATTTAATGATTATCAATGAAAGTAGAAGGTAAGGTATATTTCGACCCATCTAAATTTTCAGTTAGACCTATTTCAAAATCGGTAGCTAAAGAAATCGTGGTAAATCACCACTATGCTCATATTTGGACAAAGGTATCATATGCATTAGGACTTTTCTACAAATCAGAAGAAGAGCATCAATTTTTTAGTGGTGTAAATGAAGAGTTAGTTGGAGTTGCTACATATGGAGACCCCATAGGTAGACATTCGGGTCAGTCTATTTCACCACTTCTTGACCGAACTGAAGTTCTTGAACTTACACGATTATTTGTTTTTGATGGGTATGGGTGTAATGTAGAAAGTTGGTTTGTAGGTCAAACCTTTAAATGGTTAAGAGAAAACGCTTCTCACATCCGAGCACTTATCTCTTACTCCGACCCAAAGGTGGGTCATAAGGGAACTGTTTATATGTCTACAAATTGGATTTATCAAGGTAATCGTATCAGACCCAACGATTCATGGTTATTTAAGTGGGAAGAGGGGGGTGACTGGACTCACTCACGCACATCATTTGTAAAGTTTGGAACTAATAATCCAACAAAAATCCAAGAAATGACAAATCAACCTTTTTGGATAAAAAAAGAGTTGAGAAAACACCGATATGTTTATATTTTGGATAATTCAAAAAAAAGTCGTATATTAAAATCATTAAAATACCCATCGCTACCATATCCAACGGAAAACGAAGAGTTTATAGAAGAAATCTACAAATTAGACCCAATTGAAAGAGGATAATAAGATATATGTAGACACCTCACGGGTATCAATTCGTGAAATAAATAAAGCCATTGCAAAGGATATGATTATAACTCATCATTATTCCCACGCGTGGACTATGTGTAGATATTCATTGGGAATATTTTACAAAACTGATGAGTTGGATATTCTTGGTAATGATGAACAA